CCGATAGTCTGGGGAACGTGTTGAACCTGGTGGCGATCCGGGACGCGAGTTCCCACGATGAGATTTTGACCAGCGATGGGAGAAAGGTGTTCGGCTTGATCCAGTGTGCCAACGGCGTGGCCGAGGCCGCGAACGTGGGGGCCAACGCGTCGGAGAATACACAGATCTCCTTTGTGTACGTGGCGGCGGACGGGACCCTGACATTGACCACCATTACGGCCACCATTGAATTCCAGACCAATAAGATCTACCTGGAGGGCCAGGTTCCCACTATCTACTTAGAGGGTGGGAATGTAGACTTTATGCTCCTGGAGTCTCCGCGGATCGATCCATATGTCCGGAAACTGGTGGTAACGGCGCAGTTTGCGGCCAATGAGGTGATCACACTCTCCACAGGCGCGGGGGCCGGGACCGGGACATCGACCCCTACCGGGGATACGGTGACGCTGGACGCGACTGAGGTAGCGTTCAACGCCAATGATCAGAACCGCATCAGGTTGAACGGTGTGCAGTTGATCCGGGATGATGAGGTCCATTGGGATAGCACGACGACGATGCACGTCAATTATATTATGGACATCAATGATGTGCTGGAGATCGAGGTGCCGGCGACGTAGGCGAAAATAAAATAGGAAATAGAAAAGTCTCCGGCCCGGAGAGGCCTCCGGACCGGAGGGAGGAAGTAGGCGAGCTATGGGCGGATTGCCCTAATCAGAGCGTGCAGAGCGCTATGCGCACAAAGGAGGAGAGATATGCTCAATCAGAGGCAGATAAAGGATCTGGTGTTTGATACGGTGACGGCGGCGGAGGCCGCGGGGCGGCCGGGGGAGGTGTGCTATTGCTCGGAGACGGAGACGTTTTACGAGTATGTGGCGGCGGGGTCTGCGTATACGGTGGATGATCTGGGGGTGTTGAGCACGGTGAACGGCGGGGATACCCGCTGGATCGCGCGGGCGGGTACCTATTTTTTAGAGCGCATATTGGGGGTCAATTCAATAGGCACACCCGGGACAGTTGGATTCGGGGTTGGGATTTGCCCCCCTCACCTACTGCCCGCCGGGATGATCCCGCTCGATGGATGTAACGATCGGGCATCTGCCAATTACGGAAATTACATGTATAGCGACGGCTCAATCATGTGCTGGATACCGAGATTTTACTATAAGATCTCAACGAACCTGGTGAGTATTGCAGGTATATATACTTATGCAACCGAGGCCGCGGCCAATGTTGACGGATATGCCATGCACCGGGCGTTTATCGATGGCGGCATTGATCAGCAGGGGTTTTTCGTTGATAAGTATATGTGTTCCAAAAATGCTTTGGGAACGGGATATGTCGCCAGCAGCATTAAGAACGGGCTGCCGCTGTCAACGGCCGCTGCACACAATCCGATTGCGGATCTGACCGCGTGCGCAGGGAATTTCTATTATGAGTGTATCACAGCGGCCCATGCACGTGACGGCGTAAACGGGGCGGTGAACGCCAGCAGTATTTTTCATTGCGGGTCAAAATTTCAGTATGCGGCCTTGGCGCTGCTCTCCCTGGCCCATGGCCAGGCGGTGAGTTCCACGGCATATTGTGCATGGTATGGCCCAACTTATAATTATCCGAAGGGCTGCAATAATGATGCCCTGAAGGATTACGATGAGGTGACGAACGGGGCCGGGTCCGGGGTTCAGCTACTCTACACGACGGATGGATACAGCAATTGTGGTAAGACCGGATCGGGGGTCCCCTTTGCCAAATCAACGCATAACGGCCAGAATTGCGGTGTAGCCGACCTGAATGGATTGATGTACGAGGTATCTATCGGGATGACGTGCATTGCCCCGGCCGCGGCGGCGATTGAGGCAATGAGCCAGGCGAGCCCATGCCAAATTACATGGACTGGGCATGGCATGTCCACAGGCGACTGGGTAATGATTCTGGCGATTACCCAGGCAGATTGGGTGGGTGCCAAAGATAAACTCTGGAAGATAACGAGAGTTGATGACAACAATTTTACCATACCGTTTAACGCATCAGGCTTCGGTACGCCATATGACGCCGGGACAGACCCGGGTACGGTGACAAAGGGAATATTTTACGTCGCTAAAGAGGCCACGGCCATGAAGGCATTCACCAGCGGTAATGGCGCCGCCACAGACCATTGGGGAGCCACCGGTGTGGCCGCCATGATGGACGCCATCACCATGGCATCGCTGCCATTTGAGCCGGGCGGGGCATTTGCGCAACGGATGGGTTCCGGAGCCAATCAGGTCTTAGATGAGGCTATCAGCGGGGATGGCTGGATTCTTACCGGGTTAGGTTTCCCGCAGGACGCGGACGGTATTGATACAACCGGGACCAATCAATTCGGGAAAGATTATTTCTATCAGTACATCCGAAATGAACTTTGCGTCCGTTCGTGCGACGGTTGGGACGACGCGTCGGGTGCAGGGGTTTGGTATGTTCTTCTTAACCACCATCGGGCGGTCGCGGACTACGCTGTCGGTTTTCGGGCGGCCTGTTACCCTGAGTAGCCGGGTGATAACCCGGCGATCTGTGCGGGCACTGAAATATGGGGATACATAGTGAGGCAGGTCTGAACAGGAAATTTATGGAGTTCGCGAAAATCCTAAATGTTTACCTAAATCATTTTCCGAAGCATGAACGTTATGCCTTGGCAAACAAAATAAGGAATACAGCTTATGACATTTATGATTACATCTCCGAAGGCCAAAAAAGGTATTTTAAGAAAACCTCCTTGACAGGCTTAGATATTGCTCATGAAAAACTCAGAATGCAGTTATTTTTAGCTTATGAATTAGGGTACTTCCATTTTAAGGATGGAAAGCAAAGTGACAAGAAACCAAAGGAATTAGAAGAGCATAGGTTTGCCGTAGTCAGCAAGTTAAATGATGAATTAGGTAGGATGATAGGCGGCTGGATCAAAACAGTAAAAGAAGAAAATAAGTGGTAAATGGGAAATCTCTTAATATGCGTCCTATCGTGCAACAATTGGAACAACACGTCGAATGCAGGAGTTTGGAATGTTAATCTTAACAACAATCGGACGAACACGAACAACAATGTCAGTTTTCGGGCGGACTACAGTTTCACCTCAAATCCTTCAGTATAGGAATAGTGGAACTACAGGGAGAGTTTTTCCAGCTTTAAGCGAAATCAACAGAGACCTTCTTTTTGGTAGGGAAACCGAAGACCAGGAGGTATCAATAAATTGAAAAGATGTGGAAATTTATTTGAAAAAGCGTTCAGCAAGGAAAATTTATACTTCGCCTATCTCGATGCCCGTAAAGGTAAAAGAAAGAAAAAAGCCTGCTTTGAATTTGAGACAAACCTTGGAGCCAATTTAATGGATCTTCATAATAGGTTGCATGATGGTTCATATAAACCAGATCCATACTTTCAATTTACAGTCTACGAGCCTAAGGAAAGATTAATCCATGCGCCATCGTTTAGGGATATTGTAGCCCAGCATGCAATTTACAGGGTTATTTATGACATTTTTAACAGGAGTTTTATCTCAACGAGTTTTGCCTGCAGGATTGGATACGGAACCCATCGGGCGAGTGATTATACACAACGAGCCCTGCGAGGATATGACAGCAATCTCTATACTCTTAAACTGGACATCAGGAAGTTCTTTTATTCGATTAACCGCAGAACCTTACGGACGTTAATTGGGCGGAAAATCAAGGATGAGCGACTTGTTGATGTCATGATGCTGTTTGCTGATAAGGAGGGCGCGGTTGGAATCCCAATCGGGAATTTATTAAGCCAGACATATGCTTTGATCTACCTAAATCCGCTGGATCATTTTGTGAAACGCATCCTTAAAATAAAGCACTACGTCAGATATGTTGACGATTTTATCTTAATTGGATTGACGAGGGATGAATGCCTCAAGCAGGGAGAAAGGATTAAAATGTTTCTCTCTGAAAGACTGGCTTTGGGTCTTTCAAAATCCACTATTCAAAAAATCAAAAAGGGCGTTAATTTTGTGGGTTACAGGACGTGGCGAAATAAACGGTTTATTCGGAAATATAGCCTTTATAAATTCAAGCAATTACTCAAAGGAGGAAAACAGGAGTCGGTTGTTTCGTTGCTGGGGCACGCGAAGAAAACAAGCTCAATAAAATATTTACTGAATATTATCAAGGAGGCTAATCAAAATGGGAAAAATATACAAATACCAAACAGTTACAGACCAGCATACAACGTATAATGTGGTAGAGCCGGATTATCAGGAGGGTAACGAGCGGGTGGTTCACCTGGCCACGATAGGTGGGTATGCATATATATTCGTGCCGGATAGCATAACCCTCTTGCCGGAGCAGCCGCCGCAGGTTGATCTGCAAGAGGTTGTGGTTGATGCTGCCCTGTATGCTGCAATTGAACAAAGAACTCCGCATGTGCGGCT